CCACACCACCGGAGATTCAGCCATGACTGTGACCATCACCAGAGCCGAGACACCGCCACGGGTGGACTTGCTTCGGATGACTCCGTTCGGGCTCGTCCGGGAAGCGTCCGAGGACGGTGACGGTCTCACGCTGGACGGATACGCGGCGGTGTTCAACCGCGAGACCGTCATCGACTCGTGGGAAGGCCGGTTCAAGGAACGGCTGTCCCCGGGCTCGATGAAAAAGAGCTTCCGGGAACTCCGGCCCAGGATCCAGTTCGACCACGGCCACCACCCGCTGATCGGGTCCATCCCGATCGCCACCCCGGCCGATGGCTACCCCCGCGAGGACAGCCACCCGGAGCTGGCCCCCGACGGTGGCGCTCACATCGTCGGCCGGCTGGCCACGAACTGGCTGGTGGAGCCGGTCCGGGAGGCCATCGGCGCCGGCACCATCAACGGGATGTCGTTCCGGTTCTCCGTCGTCCGGGAGTCCTGGTACGACGCGGACGGGAAGCAGATCCGGGACGAACGGGTGTTGCGTCAGATCCTGGAGCGCACCTGGATGGAGAACCTCCCCGACGAGGAACTCCCGGTCCGGGACCTCCGCGAGGTGAAGGTCCCCGAGCTGGGCCCGGTGGTCTGGCCGGCTTACACGGATACCTCTGTCGGGGTCCGGTCCCGCACCCTCACCGTGGACATGGGCAACCTGCGGGACCGCGAGGTCCGCAAGGAACTGGCACGTGCGGTCTTCCTGGCCGACGTTGCCGAACGAATGGCTTCCGACGACGCGCCGGAACTCACCGAGGACCAGCCGGTCCCGGCCGAGGACCACGTGGACTCGTCGGAGAACGAAGGGCCGCAAGCCACCGCGGAGACCGTCCCGGCCGGTGCGCACCCGTCGCAGATCAGCAAGCGCCGTATGGACGCGGAGCTTGCTTACATCCGATCTCTCATCGAGATCCGAGCACGGAATGGAGCGCGCTATGAGCGCGGAGATTCGTGACGAAGCCGGGACGGTAGACCCGACCCGACTGACCCACAAGCAGGCCACGAACCGGATGCTGGACGCCCAGGACGAGCTGGAGCGACTGGCCGGCAAGGAAGAGCGCACCGCACAGGACGACGTGACCTGGGCCGAGCTGGTCCGGGAGATCGAGGTCCTGGACGAGCACGTCAAGTCCCTGGAGCGTGCCGCGGACCTGGACCGGGTTCGGTCCGTCACCTCGGCCATTCCTCGGCACAGTGCGCCGGCCGGCCGGGTGGAGCGTTCGGTTCCTCGTGGCGACGACTACGACGCGGACCCGATCCTCAACCCCGATTCGGTGGAGGACCGTCGGTTCCGGAACCCGTGGGACCTGTCCGAGGTCCGCACGTTCAGCCGGTCCAAGGCCGAGGTGACCGGAGAACTCCGGGCCCGTGCGTTCTCGGCCATCGAGAAGATGCAGGGTGCGAACGACCGGATCCGGGCCGCGGCCACGGACATCCTGGGTCGCTGGGATGACAAGGACGGGACCATCGCCAAGATGGTGCTCGCCACCTCCAGCCCCGAGTACCTTCGGGCCTGGTCGAAGATGGCCACGAACAAGGGCCACATGGTCACTCCGGCCGAACAGGGTGCGCTGGAGCGTGCCATGTCCCTGACCGACTCCGAGGGCGGGTACCTCGTCCCGTTCCAGCTTGACCCCACGGTGATCATCACCAGTGACGGCAGCCGGAACCAGATCCGCCAGGTGGCGCGCCAGGTGGTCGCGACCGGTGATGTCTGGAACGGGGTGTCCTCCGGTGCGGTCCAGTGGCGGTGGGCTGCGGAAGGGTCGGCGGCGTCCGACAACTCCACCACCTTCGCCCAGCCCACGGTGACCATCCACAAGGCCGATGGGTTCGTCCCGATCAGCCTGGAGGCTCTCCAGGACGAGGCGAACGTGACGGCCGAGGTTGGCCGGTTGCTGGCGTTCGGTCGGGACGAGCTGGAAGCCGCGGCTTTCATCACCGGTACCGGCTCGGGCCAGCCGACAGGCATCGTCACCGCGTTGAACGGCACCAGCTCCGAGGTCAACGCGGCAGCGGACGACACGTTCGCGGCTGGAGATGTCTACAACCTGGACGAGTCTCTCCCGGCGCGGTACCGGGCGAACGCGGCCTGGTTGGCGCACCGTGCGGTCTACAACGCGGTCCGGCAGTTCGACACCTCGGGTGGCGGCCAGATGTGGGAGCGCATCGGTGCCGGACAGCCTGCCGAGTTGCTCGGGCGTCCCGCGCTGGAGGCCGAGGACATGGCCAGCGCATGGGGTGGAACCGGCGCGTCCAACATCAACATCCTGGTGTACGGGGACTTTTCCAACTACGTCATCGCCGACCGCATCGGCATGACGGTGGAGTTCATCCCGCACATCTTCGACGCCACGACCAACTTCCCGAAGGGCCAGCGTGGCTGGTACGCGTACTACCGGGTCGGTGCCGACTCGGTAAACGATGGCGCGTTCCGGATGCTGAACGTGGTCAGCGCGGCCTGATCACCTCGTCTCACAACTGAATACGCAGGACCGGGGCCCCGGGCAACTCCCCTGATGTCCGGGGCCCCTTCACACCCACTCAGGGGCCCTCATTCCGTGTACCCGAGGAAGGGACGCACAGTGGCAACTCTCCGATGCAGGGAGCCGTTCTCGGCTCGGGTGGCCGGAGTCCCCCGAGTGGTGACCGGTGGCCAGCTCGTGGACTCAGCCGACCCGATCGTCAAGGGCCGCGAACGGTTCTTCGAGCCGGTGGACGACTACATGGCCAAGCGCTCCGCGAACGTGGAGGAAGCCACCGCGGCGCCCGGTGAGCGGCGCTCCCGTGGCCGCGCGGCCAAGAAAGCCAACGGCAAGCCCAAGAGCACCGACGAGGCCCCGGCCGATGAGGCCCAGGCCGACGAGGACTCCGAGGACTGATCGCCGTGGCGCTGGGAGACCCCTACGCACAGTTGTCCGAGCTGAAGAACCGGCTTGGTATCACCGACGCCATTCACGACGAGGACCTGACCGAGAAACTGGCCGGTGCGTCCCGTGAGGTGGAGGACCACACCAGTCGGCAGTTCAATGATGCTGGGGAAGTCAGCGCCAGGGTTTACGTACCGACGAGCCGGTGTCTGGCCGAGGTGGATGACTTTCACACCATCGCGGGCCTGATCATCGAAACCGACGAGTCAGACACCGGTTCGTACGATCTCACCTGGGCGACCACCGACTACCAACTGGAGCCACTGAACGGGATCGTGGACGGCCAGATCGGCTGGCCGTTCTACGACATCAAGGCCGTGGCTTCCAAGTACTTCCCGTTCGGTCGGCGCGCCGGCCTCCGGGTCACTGCCCAGTGGGGTTGGGCCTCGGTGCCTGACCCGGTGAAGGATGCCACCCTGATCCTGGCCGCGGAGTCGTTCAAGCTCCGGGAGGCCCCGTTCGGGGTGGCCGGCTTCGGGGAGTTCGGAGTGGTCCGGGTCCGGGACATGCCCCTAGTGGGCCGCAAGCTGCGTAAGTACGTCCGCGAACCGGTGCTGGTGGGCTGACATGCCGGCCACCCTTACCGCGGTTCGCGATGCGCTGGCCACCGCGCTGGCGACCATCCCTGGTCTGAACACGTCGGCCACGGCCCCAGGCCAGGTGACCATTCCGATCGCGTTCGTGTTGCCCGGAGACCCGGTGGTCTCGTTTGACTCCACCATGGCCCGGGGCTCGGACGACTTCCAGCTCATCGTCCGGCTGCTGGTCGGTCAGCAGACCGACTACGCCAGTCAAGACGAGATTGACAAGTACCTGGCCGGCACGGGGACCCACTCGGTGAAGGAAGCCGTGGACGGCAACCTGGCCGGCGCTGTGGACTTCGCGCGGGTCGCCTCGGCCAGGAACTACGGAGAGTTTGACCACAACGGGGCCCTATACCTCGGTGTGGAGTTCGTGGTGGAGGTGACCGCGTGAGTGCATACCGGGTCGTCACCGGCCTGAACTACAAGGACAAGAGGGCCGAGCCCGGTGACATCGTGACCGATCTCCCGGCCAGGTCCACCAAGTGGCTGCTGGACCAGGGCCACATCCAGCGCGTGGAAGAGAGCGACGACTGATGGCCATCACCCATTCCATGTCCACCAGGATCCTGGTGAACGAACTGGCAGCCTCGGCCAAGCTCCGATCCGTCACAGCCCAGGCTTCCCGAGCGCTCGGGGACGTGACCGCGTTCACCGACGAAGGGAACAAGTGGATCCCGGGCCTGCACTCCGGCACGTTCTCACTGGAAGGCATGTTCCAGGACGACGGACTGCTGACCGAGCTGAAGAACCGGATGACCGGCGTAGGCTCGGACCTCCAGGTGTCCGCGGGGTTCGCGGGCTTCGATGCCGGCTCCCCGGTGGCCATGGCCGTCGGCTCGGTCCAGACCTACTCCATCGCCTCGTCGGTCACCGAGCCGGTGAGCTTCACGGTGGAGTCCCCGTCGGACGAGCGTGTGGACCTCGGACACAGCCTGCACAGCCACACCGCAGAGACCACCACTGGCAACGGGTCGGCCGTCGATAACACCGACCCGACGACCAATGGTGGGGCCGGGGTGCTCCATGTCACCGGAGTATCCGGGACGACCCCGACCCTGAACGTGAAGATCCAGCACTCCACGGACAACTCGGTGTGGGTGGACCTGATCACGTTCACCCAGGCCACCGCGGCCACCTCGGAACGGCTCACCGTCACCGGGACGGTGAACCGATACGTCCGGGCAATCCACACGATTGCCGGGACCAGCCCCTCGTTCACATACGTCGTCGCCTTCGCGCGCCGGTAAGGGAGACCGTCACCATGGCATTCGTCCACGGTAAAGATTCGTACTGTGCACTGGACGACTCCAGTGGCACCGAGCGCAACCTGTCCAGCTTCATCGACAACGTGACCGACGCGATGGGTCGGGCGTTGTCCGACGTGACCGCGTTCGGGGACGAGGGTGTGAAGAACATCCCGGGGTTGCAGAACTCCACGTTCTCCATCACCGGCCACTGGGACCCCACCGCGACCACCGGGCCTCACGCGGTGCTGTCCGGGCTCGTGTCGGCCAGCGACACCGCCACCGTCTCGTTCGGCCCGGCTGGGAACACTGCCGGCCTGCCGAGCGTCACGGCCGAGTGCTGGGTGACGAACTACTCCATCACCAGCGCGGTGGCCGAGAAAATCTCGTTCTCCGTGGACCTCCAGGTGGACGGGACCGTCACGTTCGGGACGTTCTCTTAAGTGATCCAGGCTGAGGGGGCCGAGAGGCTGGAGCGGCTGGGCCAGGAGCTGAAGACCCTCGGGGACAAGCAGTTCCGGTCCGAGATCTACCGGGGTCTGTCCCGGGCAGTGAAGCCCCTCCGCGAGATCGCCAAGCGGACCCCTCACCTGATCCCCGGCCTGCCGAAACGCGGAGGCCTGGCCGACACCGTGGCTAAGGGCCTCCGAGG